TATTGCGTAATGCACCACAATCCTTGGTTCTTGCTGAGAATAGTCAAAACTACCCCATGTATGGCCTTCCTCAGGGATAAATAACTCCCTCATCTTCTTTCCTATATAACCTTTAGAAGGTATCTGTTGTAGGTTTGGATTACTCATTGAGAATCTACCGGTCACAGTTCCTCCACCATCTCCTCTGATTTGGTTTATATCTGCATGAATTCTACCCTTGTAGACATATCCTTTCAAACCTTCGATAAAGGTATTTACAGCTTTGTCTGCCTCTCTTGCTTTTGAGACCATTCTTAAAAATCTATCTTCATGTGTTTTTAAAAAGTCTTTTGGAAGTTTAGGCATTCCTGATTTAGGTGTTTTTTCAAATTTTGTTATCTTCCTATTATCTAATAATTCTTTAATGGAAGTTGCTGCCCATAATTGAAGATCTAGCTTTGTATGTTTTTTTATTATTTTTAAAAGATTATCTCTTCTAAGTGTCAATCTTTTACCAAGACGTTCAAGTTTTTGGGTATCTATCCTAACGCCTTTAAATTTCATGTCAACTAGACAAGGAAATAATCTTGTTTCTAATTCAAATATATTTCTACATGTATACTCTTTATTGTCTTCAGGTTTTATGTATAATACTTCATCTAATTTTTTATTAAATAAATTCCATAGTTTTAAAGTTAAGTCTACGTCTTGTTTTGCATAATCTTTTACTACACTAGAAGGTAATTTGTGCATGTTAGACATTGGATCTTTTTGTGTACCATATGACCATGTCAATGTTTTTTCTTGTAAATCATATTTGTATTTATTTTCGTTAAGAAAATCTTTGGCCAAAGCATCTAATCCATATTTAAATCTGTTCTCATCAATTACAGAAGCAGCCACCATTGTATCTAATAATCTTCCTTTTAACATCTTACCTGTTGTTGCTCTTAACCAACAAACATCATAGATTGCGTTATGAAATACCTTTGCAATTTTATCGTTTTGTAAAAGTTTTGTATTCATTTGATCCCAAAACTCTTTTAACTCTTCTTCTGATTTATTATCATCGCTATGTTTTAATGAAAAATAAACTGTGTCTTTACCGGTAGCTACAGCTACCCCTGTAATAAAACCATCTTGTCTAATTGCACCTAGACCTTTTGTTTTAAGGTTTGGATCGTAAGTTTCTATATCAATAGCTACTGTATCTACACCTTCTAAGTCTAGATCAATTGGATGTTTACACATTGTAATCCCTTTCTAATATCATTTCTAAATAGTGTATTGCTTTCTTAATGTCTTCTTCTTTTCCTTTCATAGAATGTCTACAAATATACTTTATAGCGTTTCCTTCTGCAAATAAAAATTTATTTTCATTTATAAACTCTGCGGGTTGTATCGTAAATTTTTTATAGTGACTCCCGCCATGCTGCTTGTCTAGTGATTTATAACCCATTCCTTTAAATATACTTTTGTCTGTCATGTTTTCTCCTTTTAAAGTTCTAAAATTTCTCTCCAATTTTGTTGTATTTTTGCTAAAGAATAAGGAGCAGAAGATCCTATAGTCCAACAATCTATTTTTCCTCTACTATAAGCAACATAAGCTAGTCTTGTTGCTTCAAATCCTTTAGTTTCTGGATGGTATGTTGATAAATCTACTATTACATTATCAAAAGTTAGTCCTTTTACTTTATGTATTGTATCGTGTTGAACTCTTGGTTTTTTAGTTGTGTCCATACCGTTAGCTAGTACATGATTGATGTAAGGTATTTTATCAATTAATTTTTCATTTTTAGAAAGAGCTTCATGATTTAAAAGTTGAGAAAGTCTTTCAAACTGTTTCACTTCTGGTTTTAAATAACCTGCATCTATAAGTTCCTGAACATTATAATCTCTATCAATTAAAGGTTTAAGTTTATCGACATCACCTTGACCATTAACTTTTACTTTTGATCCCATTAACTTCCAGTATTCTTTTATCTGTTGTTTAGAAACTTTATCATTCATAAAAGTTTTCCAATTTTTAAAACAACTAAAATGTTCTCTAGACACATGAGCACTACCTGATACCATTTTATAATCTATTCCATTATTCTGAAGAAATTCATTTATATGTTCATGAGTAGGTTTACCTCTATAGGTAAATAAAAATGTTTCATCTGTATTTAAAATTTTATTAATCAAAACATCTTTTGCCTTACACTTTTGATTTAATCCAGGTATATAATATGATTTTCCAATATCACTAGTTGGAGTCCAAGTTCTTTCTGAAAGCTTACCTTTGGCTTCCCATACAGGTGCAATAATGTTTCTACATATTTTATTAATCGTTTGACCGCATCTTAAACCTTCGGTAAGTTCATTAGCCTTTGCTTGTTCTGTGTTAGCTAATTGATAAAAATATTCAGGGTCTGATCCTGCATATTCGTGAATAGTCTGATCAGCATCACCTATAAAAATAAATCTTTTTGCATGTGTGGCTGCTTTTTGTAGAGCAGCTATCTGAGGTTTACTACAGTCTTGAGCTTCATCTACTATCAAAATATCTATATCAGTAGGTATAGCCGCATTAAATCTAAAATTATCTATCATGTCTACAAAAGATATTCTCCTATGTTCTGGATTATCTCTGTATGCATCATATTTTTCTTTTAACTTTAAAAGTCCACCTGGTCCTTGAAGACGTAGAGGGGAATAACGAGGTCTATCACAAAGAGCCCAATACTTTTCAAGTTCTTCTTCAGAATTTAAGTCATAACCCTTACCATGAGCGTGAGAAATAAACTCATAAAGAGGATGTTTATCCCAAGGAATATTTTTTTTTACAATATTCATTCCTGAATTATCTTTGCAAAAAGCTTTGTGATCTTCGCGTTCATATTTTTTTATACTTAAATATTCTCCTTTAAAATAAGAGTGAATTGTACATATTTGTTCCTGCAAGTTTGTGTCTGGTTTATTCTCCAGTTCTGGTAATTTGTTTACAGCTTTTATAATTTCATCAGCTGCTGTGTTTGTGTGAGATAAAATTACAATTCTATCCCAAGGATATTGTTTTAAAAAATCAGCATATTTGTTCTTTAGCCATTTGTGAGTTTTACCTGTACCAGGAGGACCTGGAATAAATTCTGGAATCTTTAAACTATTCATCACCTGCACTGTCTCCAATATAGACAGATTCTCCTTCCCATATTAATTTATTATCTTCTACTTCTTCTCCGTTTATTACCCAAGCAACACAAGATTTATTTTTGTATTTGCCTTTATCTTTTTCACCTTTTAAAATAGTTTGAACTTTATGAACAAGATCTTGTCTTTTTAAATTTACTCTATTTTTCATTAATTCTTTTTCAAAATTGTTTAAATCAAATTCTATTCGTTTCTTTTCTTGATTATAATAAGGTAATTTATAAACAGCTAACTGTTCCTTATCCGTATAAACACCTTTCGTATCTAAATAATCTAAGAAAAACATTTTAAATCGAGAGTCTTCTTCTGCTTCTTTTACATATTCTTTTGACTGTTCTCTGTTGTAAAATTTAGCCATCATTATTTCTTCAAATTCTTTTGCTGACATTTTAGGTATCCATACCTTTGCTTGACTCATGGCAATGTCACAAAACTTATCTAGTTTCATAAGTGATTCACCGTCAATCCAAATTTTTTGCTTAACTGTTTTTAAACCAACTCCGTCTACATTTTTTTGTGGTACATTTAAATGTACATAATATCTGTTTGCTCCATACTCTTCTATTTTTTCAATAGTGTCTTTTGATACCTGTAAAGATGCATCTTTAAATAGACCTATCCAATTAAATAAAGTTGTTAAGTTTTTATGACTATAACCTGTGATTTCATGGATTTTATTTATTCCAAATTTTCTAGCAGTTCTTCTGCTTGAAGTTCCTTTTTTTAATCTTTTTGCTAAGTCCTCATCATCTGCGTGTTCCGCGATCCGAGATACAAAATTATCTATTTCATCGTCCGTCCAGTCTGAATTTTTAACTAAAATTCCTGCAATCGCAGTGCAATAATCATCTCTAGCTCCTGTGCTAGGATATATAATTGTAAGTGCCGAAGATAAAGCAACTTTACCTACATCTATAGATAAGTTTCCTTGATACTCTCTTATCTCTTCAAATTTTTCCCATCTTACATTTGTTTTTGATTTACTGTGTAAAGAACCTGGAACTATAGTGTATCTTTTTTTCTCAGTACGTAGTTCGCATATCATTGAACCATGTGGAAAATCTTTAAAATCTTTTTCAAATTCATCTGGTAAATTAAATTGTTTAAATGGAATCTGGTTTCTGTTTGTCCAAAGATAATGACTTGTTGGATTACCTTCTCTTCCAAAAATTGCACCACAATCTTTAATGTAATAAGGAAGAAATCTTTTTACAAATTCGTTGTCTATATCTAAATCAACATCATGGTCTAATCTTAATGCTATCTCTGCTGTTTCGTGATCCCTGTTCCATATATCTTTCTCTATTTTAAAATCTGGGTCGGTGTACTTCTTTACTTTAGGAGTACCCTTGAGACAAGGTATAATAACCCTTCCCATCTCTAACCAATCTATATAATTTATAGGTCCTTTATTCATTTTATATTCTTTATTAATTTAGAGTGGGCGGTATCCACTCTCGCTTCTCCGCCCATCCTGCAGGAAATTATAAACTAAATTCTTTTTTAGCTTCTTTAGTTTCAGGTTTAGCTTCTACTTCGCCTTTATTTACAGACGCTGCAAAAGTTTTAGCCATGTCATAAATTCCTTTATTTTCAACAGGGCCAGCTTTTGACACATCCCAACCAAACCATGTTCCTTTGTCGTTAGACATTTGAACAGTAGATAGTTTATAAATGTGGCTGTATGTTGGCGGAGTAAACAAACCATTTTTACCTTGCATCTTGATACCCATCATCATTGAGTTCCATTTTCTACTTACTTTTAATTGAGTAGACTTCATAGAAATTAATGCATGTTCTACATTTTCTGGGCTCGCTCCAAGAGTTAGCACGAAGTGGTTTGCAGTATTTTCAAGATAGTTACCATTTGGCAATCTATCTTTGTATGATTTATCTCTAGTCGTTTGACTAACGATATCACTATCTGCATCATGAATTGCAACAGGTGCACCGGTACTGGTACCTCTATCTTGCCATTCAACATACTGTCTTTTATAAAAAACTGGTACGACATTTAAAGAGTCAAACAGTTCATTAGTGACAGTATTTATTATTTTGCCGGGCTCTGCGCCTTCGACATACTTACCATCTCTTTTGTTTACCTCTGGAGATAGTTGTCCCAAAATTTTTAAAAATGGTAACGCAAGATCGTCTTGCGATATATTTTGAGTACCTTGTTGTGCATCTGCTTCCATATCAAATGTTGCTAATGCTCCATTCTTTTTTTCCGTTACTTGGTTCATGTTACTTGTTCCTTTTTATTGTTGTCTTATTCTCTGAGAAAACCCCAAAGATTTCCGTTGGCATCTCTTTACCTGCCTCAATACGCTCACGGACTAACGCTTTCAAAGTCATGGGTTCTACCTTCATCTTTTGTGTCGGTTGGAACCCTTGACCTT